TCAGTGCCGCGATCCGCTCCCACCGCAGGAGCCGCTTCGTCCACGACTCCGGCGGGGTCTTCGGCTTTAAGGCTTCGCGGGTGCGGGCGCTGCGGTCACGGGAGCGCCCTCCTCCTTTCCCCCCTTCGGTTTCTCCTCGATCTTGCCCGCGAGCGCTTCGGACTTCTGCAGCGCCTCCATCATGGTGGTGACGATCTTCACGCGATCCCCACCCTCACCCTGGTAGACGTCCAGAATCTCGTTGATGTCCTCCAGCTCCAGCGTGGGATCATCGTCACGTAACCCTGCCCAGAGCAGGATATTCTGGAGCCGGAACGACTGGAAACGCTTCGGGGTCTTGGCTAGGGCCAGCAGGTCTTCGCCGCTCACCTCCTCGAATCGGAAAAGCGCAGCATTCCCGAACCGCAGGCGGCGCGGCTTGTCCAAGATGATCTTGACCAGACGGTCTGGTCTGTCTGTCATGGGGCCTCCTGTAAAGGGACTATGGGCGAGCCAGCAGGAGGGGCATCCGCTGGCCCGCCACATAGTACCACCGCCCTAGCCGGACGGTCTGTGTGGCAGGAGCGCCCCTACGACGTGGCCCTGGTGAGCACCCCGGCGCAGACGAACCGCGCCGTGATGATCTGGATGACCCCCGTGTCGCCGTTGATCGGGGTGTGGCCTTCGAGCACCGCGAGCCCCGTGAAACTGGGGTTCGAGGGCGACACCGACCCGCTCGCCGGCTTGACGATGACCGTGAAGGCCACCGCTCCGACCAGGGCCCACAGCGTGGCGTCGACGTTCGACGCCGCGTAGTCCTGCTCGAAGTCCACCTCGATGGACCAGTCCTTCAGGCCGGCGATGTTCCGCCTGGTGTCGAGCCCGAAGGTGGTGTGGTCCAACATCTCGGCGTTGAAAGTGACGACGCACCGCTTGCCGTGGTCGCTCAGGTCGACCGCGTTGATGCTGACGTCGACGTCATAGAGCACTGCGACTGCCATATCCTTCTCCCTTCCCCTTGTGGTCCCCCCCTACCGGAGGGTGATGATCCCCACGTTGCAGACAGCTGTGAAGCTGGTGAACGTCCCCGACCAGCTCAGCCGCCACCAATCGTCTGTGATCGGCGCCGCCACCTCGGCCCACTCCGTGCCGATGTCCGTGACGGACGCGAAGGTGTGCTGGGTCGTCGGCGTTGCCATCCCCACGTCGTCGTCGGACTCCAGCAGGAACGCCACGTCTGTCCCGACGAACTGGTAGACGTGCAGGCTGGCGATCAGCAGCTGCTCCGGCGGGCCGGTCGCCACCACGCCCAGCTGCTGCGGTGTCCCGCTACCGCCGCCCGTCTTCTGGCCCGCGACGATGTTGGTGCCGCGGAAGACGCGCCGCCCCTGCTCGGTGTCCAGCTCGTAGGGGTTCAGCACGCCGATCTCCCCCATGAGCGCGAACCGGCTGATGACCGCGGCGATGGACCAGCCGATCTCCCCGTCCCCGTCCTTGGCCATGACGGTGATCGGCTGATAGGCCGGCGAGCCCGGGCCGAAGATGGGCGTGCTCGGATGGTAGATGGCGTCCTGGAGGCTGTCCAGGGTCGCGCTCCCACCGTTCAAGGCCCAGTCGGTGAAGCCCACCGCGGTCAGCCGACCCGTCAGCAGGCCCGCGATGTTCTTGCGGGTGCCGTTGGTCTTGTAGACCGTGGCATCCAGCAGCTCGGCGCCGTACTCCATGACCACGTTGTTGGAGTAGGGGCCCATCTCGTAGGCGCCCACGATGATCTGGGCGTCCGTGATCGGTTCGACTGCCATGGCCTACTCCTTCCCCTTCTTCCGCCTCGCTGGCGGCTGGATCTCGACCGTCTCGCCCGGATGGACCTCGATCTCGGCCCCCCCTTCGTCGATGACGAAGTCGGCCACGGCCTTCCCTTCCGGCTCCTCGGCCAGGGTGCCCTCGCGCACCAGCTCGACGGCTCCCACCTCGATCAGGAAAGCGGGCACGCCCTCGGCCTCGAAGACCTGGCCCGACTCCACCTTCCGGCTTCCGATGTTCAGCTTGCTGGTCCCCACGTTCATGTACTTCATCCCACCATCTCCCCGGGGATCAGCTCCCCGCAGTTTGGGTTCTGGCACTGCGCCCGGCCTGGGTCACCCATGACTGGGTTCCGCTCGCGGAACGTGTGCCCGCACTCCTCCCTCGGCGGCCACTCCCTCGGCACCTCGGCCGTCTTCTTCGCGGCGCCGCCCTCGACCGCCATGATCGCGGCCTCCAGCTGGAGCAGCACCGCGGACAGGCTCGCCCGCGCCGCCTTCAGCAGCGTCAGCAGGGCCAGGTTCTTCGCTGCGTCGTTCATGGCCGCTCCGCGTCGTACAGCTGCTGCATATGGGCAGGGCTCACGGCTTCGTCCCAGATCCGCATCTGGTCCTGGGTGAAGTCGCCCCCGGAGAAGTACGGCCCCCGCAGGCTGTCGGCGTTGTTCTTGCGCCCGCCCGTGATGCTGCCCGTGTGGGGGTAGCTCGTGAGCACCCCGGCCTCGCCGAGATACAGCGTCGCTGTGGGCCCGGTCGGATCGTAGACGCCGGCCATGAAGACCCAGACGCCCGTGGACGTGATGCGCGGGCCCTTCGCGTTCAGGCTGCCCGTCACACCGGCCACGAAAAACTCGCTCTCGTCCTGGGCGTTGTTGTTGTCCACGAACCAGATATTGGTGAAGGGAGAGGAGTCGATGGCGTAAAGCATGCTCCAGGTGCTCCCGGCCGAATTCTGCTTCACCCAGCCCGCCACGCTGAAGGGCCCATCGGAGCCGCCGTCGATGACGGCCTGGGTCAGCCCGCTGGCCAGCAGGTTCCCCGCCGACGCGGTGCACCGGACCCCGTTGTTGATGAGCGCCGCCTCGAACGTCGGCGTGCCCATCTGGGGGACGAAGGTGATGGAGCCCACGGCGTCGGTGTAGACGTCGTCGTAGGTCCACTGGTGGATGGGGGGCGGGACGCCCTTCCGGTACATGACGTTGTAGCGCTGGGTGAAGGCGTAGCGGTCCTCTTTGTCCTTGGCCCGGGACTTGATCTCCCCCAGCGGTGCAGCCCAGAGCAGGTCCAGGCCCTCGGCGGTGATCCCCGCCAGCTTCGTCAGCTCCGCGAAGACCGCGTCCATGGCCTGGCGAGCCGTGTTGTGGTCCGCGGAACGGGCGAGGATCATCACGTTCTGCTTCCGTGCCACGTAGGCGCCGCGGGTGCTCCCGAAGGTCAGCTCCGGCGCTCCTCCGTCGTCCTCGATGACAGAGATCAGGGGATCCGGCTCGGGGGGAATGTCGTTGGAGAACAGGTCCATGCCCTGGGTGCCGACCCCCTGGGTCTCCAGGTGCACCAGCAGAGCGTGGGCGAGGATCTGAGTGCTCACCAGCTCAGCTCCGACGCCATGTCATCCACGAGCCGCCCCAGCATGTCGCCCTTCCGCTGGTCGAACGGATCCTCCAGATACTTCCACTGACCGCCCTTCCCGTAGGGCGGGTCGTGCCTGGCGCTCCTGCCTCCCACGGACGTCATCGGCGGGGGCGGGATCTCGTGCACCGGGAGGGCGTAGTCCTCGGCGGGGCCACCGAAGCCCACCACCTGCTCGACGGACCAGAACGTCACCTTCGGGAGCGGGGCGTAGCCGCTGTCCTTCAGCGTCCCCCACTCGACCGGGATGATCTCCTTGGCGTCCGCCAGGAGCGCCTCGGCCTCGTAGTACAGCGCCTTGGCGAAGGCCTGCAGGGCGTCCTGGCCCAGCTGGTGGAGGGCCACCATCAGCTCGCGCATCCCCTTGATCTCGATGCGCACCGCTCGCTTGTTCTTCGAGACGGCGTGGCCCGCGATGAAGCCGGGCGTGAGGGCTGCGGTGGCCATCAGACCATGATCTCCATGTGATGGTGGCCGCGCCGCGTGCCGACCCTGCGCACCGTGATGATCGGGGGCGTCCTGGGTGCGTAGCCCGTGGGCAGGCGGACGTGCCAGTCGGGTGTCAGGTCCGGGATGTCCGCGAAGATGAACACCTGGCGTTCGCTGACGATGTCCCGGCCCTCCTTGCTGTCCCTGGCCATGCGCTGCCGGTCCACCACCCGGCTCTGGGTGTAGGGCGTGTAGGTGCCGGGCACCCGGTGCCCGTTCCGGTCCAGGACCCCAGGCGCCGCGATCTCCACGGTCTGCTTCAGCAGCCGCGACAGGCTACCCACGCGGCCCTTCATTGACGACCCGCAGGATGTGCTTCACGTCGGCCTGCAGGCCCGCGACGTCGGTCGCCAGCGTCTGCATCAGGGGCCACACCTTCTGCTCCTCCTCCTGCATGTGCCGATTCACGACGGCGGACTGGCCCTCGATCCGGCCCTCCTGGCGCAGCTGCTCCTCCTTCAACTGCTCCAGCTTCGCGGCCTGGTCGTGCTGCCGCCGCTTGATCCGGGCCAGGTCGTCGTCGCCCCGGGCCACGCCCCGCTTG